GCAAGCCACAGGACATTCACTGAATTGGTTAATGATCGTCTCAGATCACTCTCCTATAACTACGACCAGTACATCGACGAATCAGAACTCGCTCTGCCGGAAGCGGAGCAGGAGACAACCATTGACGAATTGGACGCACTTGACGAACTCGACGAACTGGAAGAAGACCTTCCCTTCGTCACACCCGAAGAAAAGGAGAACGAATGATGGCGACCTTATATCAGCTTACCGATGATTACCTTACCCTGCTCGAAATGGCAGAAGATCCCGACATGGACGAGCAGGCGCTCATGGACACAATGGAAGGCATCGAAGGCGAAATCGAGATAAAAGCGGAAGGCTATGCAAAGGTCATCCGCACTCTCGAGGGCGACGCCGCCGCTTGTGACGCTGAGAGCAAACGCCTCCGCAACAAAAAGCAGACCATCGAGAACAACATCAAGCGCATGAAAGCCACTCTCCAGATGGCAATGGAAGCGACCGGAAAGCGAAAATTCAAAACACCGCTGTTCTCTTTCAACATCCAGAAGAACACTCCGTCCGTCGTCATGGACGAAGCTTACATCGAGAACATCCCGGAGAGGTTCCTTGTCCGTAAGGATCCCGAGATCAACCGGAAGGCAATCAAGGACGCTATTAATGCCGGAGAGGATCTGGAGGGGCTTGCGCATCTGGAGCAGACGGAATCGCTGAGGATTAAGTAATGGAGGTGATTACATGAGCCGCGTAATTGGCGTGATGGGCGAGAGCGGTTCCGGAAAGACGACCGCAATGAGGAATCTCTCGCCCAAAGAGACATTTTATATCGATTGTGACAAGAAGGGCCTTAACTGGAAGGGATGGCGGAAGCAGTACAGCGTGGAGAACAAGAACTACTTCGCTACGGATAGTTTTTCGACCTGCAAGACCCTCATGGAGAAGGTAGACAAGGGCGAGAACTTCCGTCACATCAAGTACCTTGTGATCGACACGATCAACGGCATGATGGTAGCGGAAGAGATGCGGATTCTGGCGATGCAGGGAGGCGACAAGCGGAGCGCATGGACGGACCTTGCGTCAAATGGTTGGGACATCATCAACAAGGCGCTGACGCTGAGAGAAGACCTGACCGTTATCATCCTGTGCCACTCGGAGACAATTTCCGACGACAACGGCATCGTTAAGACGAGAATTAAGACAAACGGTCGGAAGTTGGAAAAGCTCGTACTCGAATCGAAAATGACGACCGTCGTCTGGGCGGTTAGGCAGGACGGCAAGTATAAGTTCATTCTGAGCGCCGACGGGAGTACCTGCAAAGTGCCGATGAACTCCTTCACTGTGGATGAAATTGACAATGACATTATGATCGTGATTAAGGCGTTGGAGGATTATTAATGGAGCACATGGAAGAAATGATAACAGCCATGAAAGAAGCTGTTAAGGACACTATTAAAGAACAGATGCTTTACGGATGGTCGCTTGATCAGGTAGAAGGAATGTTTATCGTAGCGGCACGCAGAGCACTCGACGAATTAAAGGAGGAAAACTAATCATGTCATTACCCACTTACAACCGCAACAACCGCAGACAGAGCTATCAGCAGCTCCCGAAAGCCGCATACGTGATCAAGATCCTGAGCGCAAAGGTCGCGAGGACGTCAACGGGCCTTGACCAGATCGTGATCGCCTTCGATATCGCAGAGGGCGAGTATAAGGACTTCTACAAGTCCATGTATGATCGCAACACATCCGAGGACAAGAAGTGGCCGAACGATGCGGTCTTCCGGCTGACGATTCCGTATCCCAACTGCCCGGACTACGTCGTGACCAACTACGACACATTTTTCGCCGACCTCGAAGATTCTAACAATGGTTTCGTGTTCGGCGGCGACGAGAAGACCCTCAAGGGCAAGCTGATCGGCGCGAAGATGCACATCGAACAGAGCGAATGGAACGGCAACGTCTACGATCATACCCGCATGAGATACACGGCAATCGCCGATGATGTCAGGAATGGAAAGGCAGGCAAGCTCCCGAAGGACAAGTTGATTCAGCCCCAGAACACATCTGGCGGCGACATGAACGGCTACGTTAACTGCGGCTTATCTTCCAGCAACGACGAAGAGGAAATCCCCTTCGACTAATGAGGCCCGCACATGGACAGATTTGAGATCGAGCAGGTCCTTGAATCATTCCGTGTGATTGTCGACACAAGGGAGCAGGCGTCAATCAGAGCGACGGAGAGATTCGCCGCTCTGGGCGACGGCCTCGAACGTGCGACGCTCGACTATGGCGACTATGCCGCTAATATCACCCTCATGAATGGCAATCCGTTATACGACGTGGCGGCGACCCGCATCTATCCATCCTGCATCATTGAGCGGAAGATGAGCCTCGATGAACTGGCGACGTGTTTTACTCGCGGACGTGATCGCTTCTGGCGAGAGATGGAGCGGGCGAGGGCATCCGGCGCAAAGATCTATTTGCTCACGGAGGGCGGCGATTGGGAAAAGATCTTCCGTCACTCCTATCGCAGCCGATTCAATCCGAATGCGTTCATAGCGACGCTCACTGCGTGGATGGTGCGCTACGAGATAAATGTTCTGTTCTGTCGACCAGGGACGAGCGGGAAGCTGATTCGAGAGATTCTGTATAGAGACATAAAGGAGAGATTAGAGAAAGGTGAGTACGGATAAAGGATATATCAAAGTGTATCGCGACATCCGTGATCACTGGATATGGAGCGACGGAGACCGACCATTTGACGCACTCCACGCATGGATCGACCTGATCATGATGATGAATCACGCAGATAACAAGGTCATGTTTAGCGGGCGAATGGTGACGGTCAAAAGAGGATCCAGAATCACAAGTTTGCGAATCCTTGCCCAGAGATGGAAGTGGAGCATTCACAAGGTTTCCGATTTTCTCAATATGCTCGAGAACGAGGGCATGATTTCACAGGAAAGGGACAGTAAAAAAACACTCGTAACCCTTATAAACTACGACATTTATCAGTCAGAGAGCAAGAGAAAAGGAACAGTGAAGGAACAGTCAAGGGACACTGAAGGAAAACTGAAGGAACGCTCAAGGAAAACTGAAGGAAACAAACAATACATTAAAGAAGACACTAAAGAAGACATTAAGAAGAAAGAGGCTCCGCCGCCGGACACGGACGACATAGTAACTGACTTTCGGAAGTTCTGCGAAGAGGACGACGACGATGATTGGTAAACCGTATGAATAGTATTTATGAATTTCAGCCGGAAGATGCTGAGCGGTTTGCCAGAGAGATCGGAATCACCGCAAGGCGTCAGGGCGACGAATTGAAGTTTAAGATTTGCCCGTACTGCAAGAGCAGGAAGGACAAAGGGACGTTCGCAATCAACCTGAAGACCGGAGCCTTCAACTGCAAGCGGGCCTCATGCGGGGCGAAAGGGAATATGCTCACGCTCGCAAAGGACTTCGACTTTTCCCTGGGTCGGGACGTCGACGCTTATCTGAGCGGCGGCAGGCGCTTCAAGAACATGAAGAAATATCAGAGGCCAAAGACGAAGCCGAAGGCGGTCGAGTACATGGAAGGCCGCGGCGTCTCGAAGGAAGTCACGGAAGCTTACGCACTGACTACCCAGAGAGATCATGACAATGTCCTTGTGTTTCCGTTCTTTGATGACGAAGGCAACATGCAGTTTGCGAAATATCGAAACATCGAATATGTCAAAGGCGAGACGAAAGGCTCAAAGGAATGGTGCGAGGCGAACTGCAAGCCGATCTTGTTTGGGATGGACAAGTGCGATCCAGAATCAAATGACACGCTGGTCATGACGGAAGGTCAGATCGACAGTCTGTCATGCGCGGAAGCAGGCATACCAAATGCCGTATCTGTTCCAACCGGCGCGCAGGGTTTTACTTGGGTGCCGTACTGCTGGGACTTCCTTAGTAAATTCAAAACGCTGATTGTGTTCGGCGACCATGAGAACGGACACATCACCCTTCTGGCAGAGATGCAGACGAGGTTTCACGGAACGGTCAAACACGTCCGCGAGGAAGACTATCTCGACTGTAAGGACGCTAATGAGATATTACGGAAGCACGGCAGACAAGCGATTATCGATGCGGTGGCGCGGGCCGTCCCGGTCACGGATGAGAGGTTCAAGAAATTGTCAGAAGTTCAGAGAAAAGATCTAACACAGGTTCCCATGATGAGCAGCGGGCTTTCCGGGCTTGATGCAGTTATCGGTGGATTCTACTTCGGGCAGTTGATCATCTTAACCGGAGAGCGCGGAAAGGGCAAGTCAACGCTCGGCTCGCAGTTCATCGCGGAGGCAATCAACCAGAACCATGTCAGCATGTGCTATTCGGGCGAAATGCCTGATTGGTTGTTTCAAGATTGGTTTGATCGGCAGTGCGCCGGACAGAGCCACATTAACAACCGAAGACGAAACGACGGATACGTCAGCTATGTGGTTGACGCTGAGAGTGCGGCGAAGATCCATGCGTGGTATGACGATAAGTGCTACCTGTATGACGATACAGTCCTTGCCGGGAAGGAAGAGCAGGAAGCCTTGCCGGATGTGGTACGGAAAGCAATTGTCCAATATGGCTGCAAGGTCATCCTTCTGGACAACCTAATGACGGCGATGCAAGACGACATGGCGAGAGACTTTTACCGTCAGCAATCCGAATTCGTGCGGGAGTTGGCAACGATCGCGAGGCAGTACGAGGTCATTATCTTCCTCGTTGCGCATCCAAGAAAGTCGAACGGGTACACGTTCCGGAACGATGATGTGTCTGGTTCGGGGAACATAACGAACCTTGCGCACATGGTGCTCAACTATACGGACCCGCTTGAGGATGACGATCCGGGCGACCGAATCCTGCAAGTAACGAAGAACAGATTGACGGGACGGACGAACATGAAAGGCATCCCGTTGTGGTTCCAGGAATCGAGCAAGCGCATATCTGAGACCGAGAATGATTTCTCATGGCGGTTCGGATGGGAGAGCGCAGTGGATGCGATGGACGGATTCACGGATACGGACGGCGACGGCATACCGTTCTGAGGTGCGACATGGATGAGAGAAGATTGATTAATGCGGCAATTAATGACATTTGGAAGTTGATTAAGCGGTATTACGAGACAAGGCAGGATGACGCTTTCTGGAAAGAGGTCGTTGATGCAGGTGTCGCAATATCGGAGAAATACAACCACCATCCGCTCGTTGATGATTTTGTCAAGGACGCAGTTATGTGGCTCGACAAGAAGAGCGGAAATGACAAGTGGTGGAAAGAAGGCACAAATTGACTAAACGCTACACCGTAATCTCCGTCCCGACTAAGGACGGACCGACATACCGAATATACGACCGAATCAATCAGTGCAGTATTGATGGTGGGTTCGACACAGAGAAGTGGGCGGAGAGTGTTGCGGAGATGATGGAGGAGAAATATGCAGAGGATAAGGGTAATCATAAAGCGACCAGACGAGCAGGTTGGACACGTCACGAACATCAGCCCTTCGCTGAAGAATCTGCAGAAGACTGTGGAAGGGTATATCGAGAGAGTGCCGATTTG